GTCTCCCATGGCGTGATTAGCTCTTCGTACTCAAATTTGGCGCCGCCGCAGTTGGAGCACCAATCCGGGTCCCAGTCGTGCTCGCCGAAGCCATGGTGATGGCCTTTTCCGTCGCACCGCTTGCACGGAACAGTAAAGGCGAAGTAGCCACCACCGAAGTCGTGGAGCTGCCTCTCGGGTGGGAGTTGTTCTTGTTTTGTCATCGGGCAGCCCTCGCCCTTTTCCCCATGACCGCTCCGGGTCGGGTACTCAGCGATCCCCAAGTCTCTGACCGCCTCTCGGGGTCACGGGCCCAGGGCGCAATTGGCGCAGCGTTGCCTGGAGTTGGAAAGGAAATCGGCGCAGCGACTAACTCGCGCCGACTCAGCTTTCTTGATAGGCGGGCACCTTGAGACCCCACGTACTGTCGTGTATCGGACGACGCTTTCGCGCGTCCAGAACTATCAATACAGAGCCCTGTTGAATCCACAACAATCTGTCGAAATGAGCTACTCACAAGACACCTTTCGCTTCACAGCATTCCCTTTCAACGATTCGATACGATGCCGCACCGCGAACTGACATCGGCGAACATCGCGGGCGCATGAACGTTCCATTCGTGCGTCTGAACTTCAGCCGGCGAACGTAGATCGTCAGCTTGGTCACTCTGGTCACTACTTCCGGGATGTTGTTGTTCCCGGTGCAGACGAAAACGAGATCACCCTTCTTGGCGGTGGTGAGCCAGGATTGAGCGATCATCGCGAGCCTCCTGCCAGTCCCATGCACTTCAACAGTTCCAGTTCAATCTGCGATTCGGTAACACCTGGCAGTACGTCCTCGCACACCACGTCAATTACCCGACGCCATACCTCCTGAAACTCGGTCTCGTCCAGCGTGTCGTAGTCAATGGAGTCGGCCACGAAGAAGGCTTCGCCGCTGGCGCTCTCGATGCGGGTCGCATGGCCGGCGCGGATCTTCAGATACTGGTGCACCTGATCGCGGCTCTTGAACTGTCGGCTGTTTTCAAACACCAGCGTCAGCAGTGCTTGGTACCGCTTCAGCGACTTGTAGACGCGTGACTTCTTGAGATCGACAATGGCGATCTCCCCTGGCTCCCAGCGACGCGAGACACGGATAGCCTCGTCATCGCCGGGAGCCCAGCCAGAAAGCGTACGCGCGAGGGCGACTTTCACGCCGCAATGCTCAACTTGCTGAAGTCCATCGCCAGAATCCATTCCACCGCCTGTCCGTCATCGACGCCCCAATGGCCGGCAACAAGCGTGATGATGTCCGCATCTGCAGGCTTCTCGGTCTCCAGCACAATCGGCGCCTGAGCTGCTGCCATTTCTTCCTTCTGCCGCTCAATCTCAGCCCGCTCCTTGGCTAGCTGCGCCTGCTGCGCGTCCCATGCGTCGTTTCGCTCCTTCTCAATGCGGTCCAGTTCGACCTGGCGTAGCCGCGCTTCCTCTCTCTGCTTGGCGGCTTCTGCATCAAGCTCGGTCTTGGCGACAGCATCCAGTCGGGCCTGTTTCTCACGCTGCGCGCGAAGCTCTTCCTGCCGAGCCCTCTCAGCAACGGCATCGCGCTCTGCCTGTTCCTTGCGGAGCCGCGTCAGCTCTTCACGCTCGGCCTTAATCCGCTCCTGTTCGGCCTCGTGCGCTTCTCGCTCGGCCACGATGCCGGTGAGGGCTGCGATAGCCGACACCAGCGCGGTCCGTGCCACCTCCGCGAATTCGGCGAACTCATCGCCAATCTCGATTTCCTCAGCTTCCGCGAGGATCTTTCTGGCATGGGCCGAAGTCTTGCCGGCGCCCTTGAGCGGTAGGCTGCGGATGTATTCGATGTGGTTGTTAATGTCCTCCTGCCGTTTGCGCTCAGCCTCGATCTTGGCCAGCCGTTCCGCTTCCTTGCGGTCTTCCTCGTTCGTGATCTGGGCATGAATTGGATCTTCCAGGCTCAGGATCTCGGCAGTGATTCGAGCTGCTTCGCTATCCAGCTTCTTTCCCAGTGCCAGAATGGGAGCCTTCGCGCCCTTGCGGATCGTTTCGATTTCATACCGCGGCGCGCGTACCGCCAGCCTGTCCTTCTTCGCCCGGTCCATCTCGCCAGGCTTCGTGAAGTCGTAGATCAGCCCGACATAGCGGCTCTTCAGCTCGGCAAGCCCCGCCGCAACCCTGTCGAACTCAGCGACAGCAGTCGTTACCTGTTCAAGTTCTGCGCTCATGCTGCCTCCTGAAACTTCCCGTTGAGGGCTGTAATCGTTGCGTCCAGTTCATCGATGAATGTCGCTACATCAACTTGCAGCGAGACAATCAGCGCACTGTCACGCGGCATTCGCTGGACGAACAGCCGCATGTGAACCGGCATGCGCGGGTCATAGCTCACGAAGTCGCACCACTGACGCCCGGTGCACGCCATCTGCCACATCATCTGGGTCACATACTTGGACGGCACGTTCCAGCCAAGCAGAGTGTCGATGTGCGTCGCGGTATTCGGGCACTTGATCTCGATCAACCCATCGGAGCCGACCAATCCGTCAGGTGATGCGGCGCTCATGGCGATGCGCGGATGGTTCACGATGCCTACCTGCGTCACGATGTTTCCGGTGTGCGCCTCGTAGACCTGCCTAGCTTCTGGCTCGTGGTCAGTACCCCACTGCATGGCGGAATTGACGAAGCCTTCCGCCGGGACGCCCGTCAGGCGCTCCGCGATCAACTCGACCATATAGTTGGCCCGGGACGCGCCCCAACCTGATTTGGTCTTGGCGACCACATCCGCCACACGAGATGCCGTGACCTTCCCGCAGCGCGCCTGCCGCCATTCATCGCTACCCTGAATCATTGCGGGTCTCCCCAGCGATCATCGGCCGGCAGGCTGTCCGAGTACGGAGCCGGCGCGGCCTTGCCTTCCAGCGAAGCCTTCGCTGCCTTGAACCAAGCGTCGATCTGTCCAGGCGCCGTAATAGTTTTCGCCATGATCGCGGAGCCGATGCAGTTGGAGATGTAGCGCAAGCTCGCTTCCTCGATGTAAGCCGGCGGCGCAGCAGGGGCCGAGGCAGGCTGCTGCGACGGCGCTTGGCCGTTACCCGGTGGATACCGCCACGCCTCCAGCGTCTTAGCCGGCTTGCCGTCTGGGAAGGTGAAGGAGCCCTCCTTGATCTCCAGCTTCGTGTTGAGCGGCGGCATCTGGCCGATCTCCTTCGAGAGGAAATACCACTCGCCCGCAATCTTCGCCTTCGGGTTGCCGTTGCTGGTCTTGCCCAATTCCTGAACCGTTACGATGCTCATTTTCTGCCCTCAGAATTTCTCTCAATGCATTCCCGCGCTTGACGTCGCCTTCCATCTTCACCAGCGTTCGCTCAAGCCATTCATTCAATTCCCACTGACGCCGGCTCATGCTCGCCTCTTGCGAGCCCGCTCAAAGCGCAGCTTCGCCAAGTTCACGACGCCGCTGCGCCTGGCCTTCTGCCGTCTCTTCTCGCGAAGTTCGACATCCGTCTTACGCCACAGCTTTCGCTGAGCGTCTGTCCGCATGTCCTGAAGATCGCGTGCTCGCCAATGGAAGCAACCGCCCTGCAGGTGCCACCGCCAACGCCACTGGGCGACGTTCAGCGCGTTCTTGGCCGCGATGAATCCGGGAATGTTCACAGCTCACCCCAACGCGATTGCCCGATCTCGTCCGCCATCTGATCCTCCCAGCACGGAACGACCTGCCGAACCTCTGGCTCGCCGTACAGCTCCAGGAGTTCGCGGCGCGGGAAGCGCTTCACCTCGCGCTTTGACTGCGCTACGAAGTGCTCGACTAGTTCGACGTGCTGGTTCACTTCTTTCTCCTGCCCTGACTACTCTTCCGTCTCATCAACAGAGTCGGTCAGCAACTCGCGAAGCACTTCGTTCTTTCCGAGCTTCGGTACTGGCAAATTCATGAACCAGTCACGCTGCGCGTATTCATCGACTAGCGCCTTGGCGAGATCGCACGACCTGATGGCAAGTTCCTCTGCGGTGGGAAGCCGCAACTTCTGACGGCCGGCGCTATCCTCGCCATCCGGAATGCCGGCGACTAGCGCAAAGCGCGTGGCAATATCGGTCGCGAGGCGCGCCTCGAAATTCGGATGCTTGGTAGCAAACAGCTTGATCTCTGTGCCGCCGCCGTAGGTTCGTGCTTCTACAAAGTCTTCGGTCTTCATCTATGTCTCCTGTTGAAAATGTCTCAGTCTGTTCGTGTGCGTGCTACTTCGGCAGATCCACCGCCATCATCTTCTCTGCCAGGATCTGGCCGAAAAGAGTGCGGGGACCGACGTCCTTGTTCGCCGTCGCTATCGCCCTCATTGCCGAATTCAGCAGCAGGCCGCGATCAGCGGAATCAGAAAACGGATCGAGCACCTTCACGTCGTCAATGCACTTGACGCGGATCGGAATGAATCCGGCCTCACGCAATGCATCAAGGTCGGCGGCGACAATCCCGCTGCCAGCCTTGTAGAGCACGATCTGTTTTCTTGTCTGCGTCATTTCTCGCTCCGTTACCTGTTCATGGCCTGTAAGAACCGTCGCCGCTATTGAGGGCTTCACTCACACTGCGCTCCCACGCGGCGTATCCTTCGAGCCGGCGCTGCTGCCATGCGCACAGATCGCGCAGGTAGCTCAACTCTGAAAGATCGGCGGCGTGATCGCCGAAGAAGTCACGCCCGTTGTAGCGCTCGTGCTTCCAGCCGATCGTTTGCGGCTCAGTTGGCTTTGGATCTCGCTTACTCATGATTTGTGCGAGGGCTAGGCGGGCCGATAGGTCTGCGCGATGTGTCTCGAGAGCACCAACGGAATCTTTGCGATCATTGCCGAGGCGCGTTTCCTGGCATTCGACTTCGACCCGTGACGCCGACAGGTTGAGTTCGGATCACTGAACCAGTCACCGCCGATCTTCAAGCCGTGCTCTGCTGGATTGGTCATGTGCGGTGTATGCACTGGGTTCTGTCCCTTGCCGCTCGTCGTGTTGTGCGCTACGCGAAACCAACTACCGCCTGCGTTTTTCGTCCCATGAAAATTCGTGGAGCCGTCTGTCCGGTGCGTCACGCCAGCCTTCATCACCTGCCTATCTGGAACCATCGGCATCAGCGCCGGCACGTCGCCCCAAAGATGGAAGCTGCCGAAGTTCCAGCGCGAGCGACCGACCCATGGCTGAGCTCCACGCACGTTCTCCACGACAAGGGGAATATGCCTGCCGGCCGCTTCGCTCGCCTCACGCTGGATGCGGAAGCACGCCTCAAACAGCGAGTTATCTGGTGGCGGCAGGGCCTTCGCCTTCTTCCATGGCATTGCGCGGTAGCTGTAGGCCTGGCACGGTGGACTGGCGACGATCAGCGCTGCAGTCTTGAACTGCTTCCCGTGAAGCGTCAGGACGTCCTGCAGCACCAGCTGCGCCGGATAGCGCTCATCGCCGTACACGTGCTGTTCAATGTCGAAGCCGATCACGTCATATCCCTCTGCAAGTAAACCTTCAGTCCAGCCGCCAAGACCGCAGAACAGGTCGATGGCGAGTGGTTTTTCTATGGAGCTGCGCACGATCTATTAGCCGAACAGCGCGCGCACGATGCGGGCCTTCTGCTTATCGCTGGTTGTGCTCGCCAGCGGACCGCACAGCTTCGCGAAGAGGCGGTTCTTCTGGACGATGCGGTCGATGACTGTTTTGGTGCGCATGGCTACTTCACTTCCCTATCTGCGGTTGGCTGCTTGCCGTCGATGGGAGAACTATAGGCGCGCCTTATACACGCGTCAATAGGGCAAACTTATTATTTTTCGAAAAGACGTGCCAATTGGGCCAAAACCGGCCTATCGGTCAGTCCGAAGCTGGGATTACTGGCGGGGTTCGCCCCGGAGAAAGTCGATATAGCGCTCTGCTTGGCGCTTCAATTCGGGGTCTAGTGCCTGGAAAGTCTGCACGAACGATTCGGCGTCTTGAATTACGGCAGGGTTCTTTGGGCCGCGCTCGGTGTAGAGCCATTCGACGCAGACATTGAGCGTCTTCGCCAGAAGAAGGACTTGCGAATGAGCTGGCGCGCGGCCCGGTAGGCCCCATTCAAATACGGCTGGCTGGCTCACGCCAGCGATCTTAGCGAGGCGTACCTGGGTAGGCCTTTCTCTTGGGTAGCGTTCTTTCAGCGCCTCTAGGGCGCGCTCCAAGAACGTTCGTTCGCGTGTTTTGGCCATGGACCAATTCTCAGCGAATGTCCTATAAGGCGCCCCTATTGCATATTCATAAGGCAATCCTATACCCTCGGAGTTATGCAAGCGCTCCGCTCCTACCTCGAAAGGACCAATACCACCCAAACCACATTCGCGAAACGCGTCGGCGTAAGCCAACCAACGATTGCGAATCTGGTGAACGGAGTTCACTCGGCGTCGGCCGATCTGCTGAAGAGAATCGCGAGAGAAACAGGTTGTAGCGTGGATGAGCTGTTGGCTGACGACGCAGCCGTGCGTCCTGGACATGTTGCGTAACCCTTCTTTGTAGTGCTGCTGGGAAGCGGCGAGAAGGTCGCACCAAGAAAGTATGTGCGCAAGCGGACATACGCCGAGTCGAAAGATTTAACAGAACCTGTTCATTCATTTTCGTTTTTGTAAGCAGCGACGAGTCACTCAAAAGTCCCTCACGAGAAATGAAAAACACTGCGATTTTGCCGTTATTTCGCCGTGCACCCAGCGCGGAATCTAAATCGTTTCGCGTTCGCGATGTGTGCAATGCGACATATCTACCGAACATTGCACAACTTGTCGCATGAATCTCTTACCCCAAGGGGCAGTCTCAGTTTTGAAACCGAAAGGTACTGAGGAAACCAGCGCCGACTGGCCTGCTGCCCCGTTCTCTCTTTCCTCGAAGCCCTCCTATAGCGCAGTTGACCAAGGCGGCACCGTCGTTACGGCCCGTCCCAGTACCGAGAGGACTGGCAGCTGCGCATTTCTTCTTTCGGAGTAGTCATGCACAACGGACCTGCGGCCAAGCAGAGCCAGAACACGCGCGTTATGCAACACCTGCGTAACCGCGGTTCGATCACCTCGCTGATGGCCTTCAAGCGGTACTCGATTACCAGGCTGGCGGCCAGGATTGATGATCTCGAACGCAACGGCCATCTGATCAACAGCGTCTGGGTCCAGCGCAATGGAAAGCGCTACAAGGCTTACTCGCTGGTGGAAGCGGTGAGGCGTGCGGCATGAGGAAGTTTGAGAAGGTGGCTGGAGCTCGGGCCGGTAACCGGTCCAGCCACCCCTCATGAGCGGAACGTCGCCGCTCGGATCGCGAAACGCCTTATACATCAATAAGGTTGCATTCGCCTAATGGCCGGCTACGTCCCACTGTTCGATTCGGTTCTCGACGGCACGCTATTCGGAAAGTGGCCGCACACCGGGATATGGGTCTGCCTGCTATCCCAGGTAGACAAGCACGGCGTCATCGACATGAACCCCAACCTGCTGGCGGCAAAAATCGGCGTTCCCGTCGATATGCTTCAGTCCTGCATTCAGGATTTCATGAAGCCCGACCCCGGCAGCCGGACCAAGGACAACGACGGGCGCAGGCTGGAATTGATCGACCCTGACGGCAGGGACTGGGGTTGGCGAGTTATCAATCACGTCAAGTATCGCGAGAAGGCGAGGAAGCAGCAGCACCAGCAGTCGGCCACGGAAACAGGCCGTGATGCGGAGCGGAAGAAGAAAGAAAGGGATGTCCGGCTATGTCCGGATATGTCCGGCGGTGTCCGGCCCTCAGACACAACGCATCTCATCTCAAACGCAGACACAAACGCAGACACAAACACAACGCAAGAGGCGCCGACTGCTGGCGAGAGTTTGCCGAAGGTGAGAACCCGGGAAGGGGAGATGGCCATTGCACTGCGAGACCTCGGGGTAACCGTCACCAGCATGGACGAGACCCTGACCGCGTGGGTTCGTGATGGCTTCACGGTGCATCAGGTCAGCGAGGCCACGGGGCTCGCCCGAATGCGCAAGCCCTACCCCGAACGCATTCCTGCGGCCTACATCGATCCCATCCTGCGCAAACCGCAGAAGCCGCCGACGAAGCAGGTTGACCGCGTGACGTGGAGACCACCACCCGAGGACGAGGTTGCCAGTGTTTCAAAGTGAATTCGACCAGTTCAAAGCGCTCATGAGCGATCTGTGTACGGCCTTCAACCGGCCATACACGGATGACGTGGTGCGCGTGTTCTGGGAAGCGCTCAAGGGGTATCCATTGGCGCAGATGCGGGTTCGCATGAAGATTGCTGGCGCGACGCTGAAGAAGTTCCCGACGCCGCTGGATCTCACGCCGGAACCGGAGCCACCTCGGCACGAGCCTGGTGAGCAATCGATATTCGACAAGCTGACCGACTTCGCGATACGCACGAAGCCTCTCACACTGCGGCAACTGCGTGGCTGGACGTTCATCTACCGAGGACACAGTGGCGGACCTGGCATAAAGCCGAGTCCTGACTTCGCGGTGACTGGCTTGATTATTCCTCCCGATGGCGATGCGCCCGGCTATCGAATCATGGTCGAGGACATGCAGCTGGAGCACGCCGCATGAACTGGACCGCCGATCCCGTCATGCACTACGCCCAGAGTGACAGCGGCTATCGGATTGACTGGTGCGAGAACCATCATGGGATGTTCTTCAACGCCTATGCGCCCAAGAAGGGCCACGCGAAGCGCGGCAAGCATTTGGATGCCGGGTATGACCTGACGAAGCTGAAGGCGCAGTGCGAAGCGCATGCGGCGGGAACATGAGACAGGAGCATTCAAAGTGAATATCCCCATTGACGATAAAGTCACTGTGCTGCCTGTCCGCAAGAAACAGGAAGGCAAGGCAATCGAGCTGGTGCAAAGTAATTACGGGGACTGTAAGCACGCGCACGTTCTAGTTGATCCGCAGCTTTCGGAACTGACGTGTCGCGATTGCAAGCAAAGGCTGAATCCGATTCAGTATATCGCGAACGTAGCCAACGGCCTGAACGGCTGGGAATACGAGCGCAGTCAGATCCTCAAGGCACGAGCCGACCATGCCGAACGCACGAGATGCCGCTGCACCAAGTGCGGGGAATGGACCGAGATACGTCGGGTGCGACAGGACGAAGTTGCGCAGATCAAGAGCACTGCAAAGAGGGGCGGGGAATGAGGCAACGCTATGCCGCCAAAGCCGACAAGACCACGCAGGGAATCGTTGATCACCTGCGCCTATCCGGCTTCGTGGTTTGTCACATCGGCCGGCCAGTTGACTTGTCAGTTACTCATCCGAGCTGGCCTAAGAACATTTGGCGCAAGATCGAATGCAAATCCCCGATGGGCAAGAGAGGGCAGGTTTGGCGAGACGCACGACAGAAAAAGCAGCAGGAATTCTGCGCGCTACACGAAATTCCGTACGTGACCGATGGCCCGACCGCGCTGGCTTATCTGCAGGGATACACACCATGAAAGATCGCGCCCAGCACTGGGCCATCGCTTTCCTTGCCATGCTGATTCTGTTTGCGGCCGGCAAGGTATTCGCCGACTCCGAGAAATGGCAACTCCAGGTCATCGCCATCGACGCCAAGACCGGAGAGCAGCTCACAGAGGGCGCGCTGTTCACCAAGGCGGGACTGCGGTCGGAGTTCGTGACCTACAAGGATTGTCTCGGCGTCTTGGCGGAGGTGGGGCCCATCCCGGCGCATGACAGCATCGCACCGCTGGTGTACTGCCAGAAGGTGGAAATTCAGCGGATCGGCATATGACCTACCAGGAAGCCATGCGCCGTGCCGGCCAGCGCTACTGGAAATCCGTGATGACGCGCACAGGCCGGAATGTTGGGGCTGCTGCTGCTGTCGCAGGTACCAATCGGACATCGACATATAAGCTGCTGCGTAAGTTCGGGGTGCAGTTCAAGAGCAAGCGCGGGAATTGGAAGGAGTGTGGTCTGTGACCGCTGAGGTTATCCCATTCGACAAGCGTTACGAGAAGCTGGAGCGCCGCGCTCTGGAGGGCGAGCTAAACCGCTGGGGCAAGTGGATTGAGAAGCACTCGGACTATGAGGGCTATCCAGGAGTGAACATCCTGCAAGCGTTCCTAGAGGGCAGGGGAGGCGGCACGCCGGGCCATCGCATCTTGTGCCTGGACATGCCGACTGATGTCTACTCGGTGCACAACCGAATCCTGATGCTGTCCGAGGAGCAGCGAGAAGCGGTATGGGTCTACTACGTGACGCGCTTGAAGGCCGATGGAACGCTATGGAGTCTCGAAGAGAGATGCAAAAGACTTGGAGTCACCGAGGTTGCATTCCGTATGCGCGTCTCTCGTGCGCGTCGGCGGCTACTTGGATTGCCAGATCAAGACCCTTGTGTTCCCGTTATACGTCAAGTACATTCGGTGGCATCGTGACGTAATTGTCACTCGCAACCCGCCCCGAGGCGGGTTTTTCATTTCCGGGTCGCTCGCAGCGCCACTCCCCAAAAGCTAAGTCTAGCTCCGGGCGTTTCGCTAGCGACCCGATCTAACCAGAGGTTCCTCATGCGTTATCTGCTGCTGGCAGTCCTGCTGCTATCCGCCAATGCGATGGCTGCGACTGCATGGGACGAAGACGATCTCACCTGGACGGCTCCGACTGCGTGCAGCGATGGAGATACGAATCTCGCGCATTGCATCATCACGAAGTACGACGTCCAGACGGCATCGAGCGCCACGGGTACTTGGACGACGCTCGCGAGCGTGACTGGGACGAGCTACGCGGCAAAGGCATTGACGGAAGGCCAGCACTGCTATCGGACCATCGCCTATTCCTCGGCCGGTGCCGGCCCGGCTGGCCCCATCGGCGGAAATAGTTGTCAGATGACTGTGAAGCCGCAAGTACCGCCGGGAACTCCCAGTGCTGTAGTGACTGTCGATACGACGGCCTATGAATTACGCGGCACGCCGCTGCAGGCACTTCGCGTTGGGCTGATCGATCTCGATGTGGACTGTGACATCACTCGGCAAAAGGTCATCGCCAATGTCATCTACAGCGGTGTGCCGAGGGCTGCAGTAGATGTCGTGAACTGGCCGGCTAACAAGCCGCTGAGTTTCTACGCCAAGTGTGGCTAACGTGTGCTAATCACGATCAAGGCCGACCTGATCGCGCCTACTGCCCCGACACTCAATACACCTACTATCGTTTCGTCCAGCTCGCTTTCAATCAGCCTCGGTGCCGGTGCTATTGATGTCGGTGGTCTCAAGGAATACGTCCTTGAGCGAGCGCTATCTAGCGGCGGAACATACTCTGAAGTCGCTCGCGGCCTGCTGATCTTCCCGTTCGCAGATTCGGGGCTGACTGCGAACACGGCTTATTTCTATCGCACGCATGCGATAGACAATTCCCTGAATGATGGGCCGCTCTCATCAGTCGTCAATGCGACGCCTGTCGATGTGATAGCGCCATCTGCACCGACCCTGGGAGCGCCTGTATCGCTCTCCAGTTCGTCGATTCAATTGATTCTCACGACGGCATCGACTGATACCGGCGGCTCTGGACTCGCGTCCTACACATTGCAGCGAGCAACCGATGCGGGCTTTACGCTCAATGTGGTAACTACCGGCAGCATTGCGACGAACGCATTTCCGCTATCGATAACGGGCCTGTCCGCTTCAACGCAATATTTCTGGAAACTCAGCGGCGTAGATGGAGCGGGAAATATTGGGGCAAACAGCGCCGCGGTAAACGGTACCACGCAAGGTGCCGGCGGTGGGGCAGGGATGACCCACGGAAATAACTTTACCTTTGACGTAGGTGACAAGGTCTCCGGAACCGGAACGACCTTCGGCAATAAGCTGCAGCAGACGCCGCATATTTGGGATTTCGGCCAGGGCACGGTTAACACGGTGCCATCGATGTATGGCGAAGCATTGCCGAGTGCCTCCAGCAATAGCGCTGCCAACATGCAGTTGCAGAACCTGCCCTATACGGGCGCTGGCAGCACGATCAATGCACCCCATCAGTTCACGTCAAAATGCATGGTGGGCGGGCACTGGGATTCATCGCTCGCGCTCGGTTTCTTTGGCGGATGGAACGTTGGCATCAGCTCGATCTACACGCGGCCGGCTGCGGTCTATTATTCCTACTGGTCTGCCTACGTACGCTGCAACACCGCTTGGATCTTCAGTCTCGTAGATCCAGACAACAACTTCAAAATCAGCGCCTTCACGCATGGCGCTGGCATGTACAACACCAACAACTATTGGTACACGGGCCAATGGAGTGGCGATTCAACGGGTGTCAGCAGCACCAGTGAAGGATCGACCATCATCCATGACACCAATTTGCCGAATCCCGACGCGACCGGACATTCGCTGTTCTGGGATGGAATCAACAATCCTTTCAATGCGGCGAATGGATGGATTCGCGTTGAGATGATTGCAAAGTGGTCCACTGGCATCACGAACGGCTTCTTCCAGTATTGGGAGAACAATGTTCGAGCGATGAATTATCAGGGCAACACCGATCCGTTTTATTCGGGTGCTGGTCAAGTCACAGAATCGATGGGCGGGTACGGCCGTTCTCAGCATGGCGGCACTGGCTCGCTGCGAAACGTCCGTTTGTTCGCGGATGTTCACAAGTTCCATCAAAACGATGGCCTGGGTCGCTTTGCCGTCACTGACAATGCGATCTACGGCAATTCCTCGATCATCGAGACTCAACCCTTTGAAACCTGGGCCGGCCCCGAGGTCAAGCTTCGTTGGTGGCAAGGCAAATTCCCCAATGGAGCTACGGGCCATATCCATTTCCGCGATGAGGTAAACGGTCACATGTACTTTGGTTCACGGGTCTGGGGAACCTGAGTGGCCATTGCACACGTCATCAGTTGGGCGGTCGGAACCGGCAAGCCTGGCGATCCAACGACACTGACCGGTGTCGATACTACTGGCGCACAACTGATTGTCGTCACCATTGGCTATTTCCCCGACAACGCGGGCGCCAATACAACGGAAGTCTCTGGAGTCACAGACAGTAAGGGGAACACTTATCAGATCGCGGGCGCGAGAACCCGGATAACCGGTGGCGATGCGAGCGAGATCTGGTATTCCAGTGCGGGGTCTGTAGGAGCCTCACACACAATCACCGTAGATTTCGAAGGATCTACGTTCAATTCCGTTTGCGCTGCGGCCTACGGTGGATTTTCTGCAGCGCCCGTATTGGATCAAACCACCGGTGCCACGGGTAACGGCACGGTCCTGAATTCCGGGAGTGTCACGCCGACCGCTGCAGATGAACTGCTTGTCGGCGGTGGCACCCATGCCAATAACGACATCTTGTTCACGGCCGGCGCGAGTTATACGGTCCGTGCCGAATATCCGACCAGCTCTGATAACTCGACCGGATATATCGAGGATCGGGTCGTTGCGTCCATTGCATCTTACGATGCATCAACGACTGCCACCGCCGTCGGAGATTGGGCGGCCCGCATCGCGACGTTCAAGGCGGGCTCCGGCAGCGCAACGATCAGCGCAGCAACGCCTAGCGGCACGTTGGGAACTACAACTACCGCGAGCCTTGGCGCGACTACCGATCAGGCGACGGGCACCTTCTACGGCGTCGTAGATACCGCAGGCAATCTCGCTGGCGTCACCGCAGCGCAAGTAAAGGCCGGGCAGAAAGCGAGTGGTGCCGCGGCGGCATTCTCGGGTAACTCAGCCGTCTCAACCACGACGCCGACGATTCCGATTAGCGGCCTTACCTCGGCCACGGCTTACAGCTATGCGGTCATTCAGAACAACACGAATGGCGATACCAATCTGCTGACCGGGACTTTTACGACGGCCTCAGCGATACCGAATCCGAGTGTTAGGAACTTCGGCGCGCAGGGCTTCCTGCGAATCCTTTTGAATCTTTAGGAGACTCAATGAGCAGCCGTGTCTACGTGGCGCCGCTCGATACGATCTCGGTGACCAATGATGCCGACCAAGACGTATGGGAGCTGGCATCCGCTTCAACCAAGCAATGCATTCTGCATGGATTCTCACTCACCTCCTCCTTTACCACTGACGAACGCGCCCGCCTGAGGCTCATCCAGCGCACTGGTGTGGGATCGGGTGGCAGCGGAGCAACCGTGCTCGCCCTGGATCGCGGTAACGCTGTCGCAGCGACCGCAACACTGAGCACGCTGCGTACCACTCCCGGTAGCGGCTCGAACATCCTGAAGGGCTGGCAGTGGAGCCAGCAGGGCGAACTCCTCTATTACCCAGCCCCGGAGAACCGCCCCGTCATCGCCGTGAGCTCATGGCTGTGCCTGAACCTGCAGGTTGCCTTGGGCGGTACGCGCTCCTGGTCGGGTTGGATCATGTGGGAAGAAATATAAGAGCTTTCGGTTTGATGGATTCGATAGCGCCCGCCATGAGCGGGTTTTTCCATTTCTGGGAGTCGTAAATGTCTCAAGCTAGTAACTACCTGGAGACCAAGATCTACGATCACGTCTTCCGGAATACCGCCTATACCTCGCCAACCACGATCTCGCTTGCCCTTTTCACCAGCACCGCCACTAGCGCAGAGCTTGAGGCCGGTACGCTCACCAACGAGGTGACGGGCGGTTCGTATGCCAGGCAGACGGCAGCATTCGCCGCTTCGAGTAATGGCGTCGGCTCCAACTCGGGAACCATCACCTTTCCAACCGCCTCAGCCGGCTGGGGAACGATTCGCTTCGTCGCTGCCATGGACGCTTCGAGTTCCGGCAATGTGCTGTGGTATGCGCAGCTGACTTCGGATGTGACGATCAATACCAGCAACACCTTTCAGTTCAATGCAGGCAGCGTGGCTCCTAGCGTCGCATGATTGGAATCTTCCGCAGGGCCCTCGTCTTTCGCAATAGCCGCGAGACGACGCTCCTCGGTTCAGCCTCGATTGTTACCGCATCGACGATTGTTGCGGCCATTATCCTTGCCGGCACGGCGACAGGCTCAACGACCGCGAGCACTGGCAGTGCCTCCGGTGGCATTGTCTTTGGCGGTGGAACCATCAGTTCCGCCAATATCCAGGACTCGGCCAGCGGTCCAATCGTCCTGGCGGGTTCCGCCACCGGGCTGCGTGTCAGTCTCGGAACAGCCTCAGGCTCCATTGTCTTGGCGGGCATCGGTCGCCCTGATGTTTATGGCAGCGGCACGATTGCCTTCGGCGGTAGCGCCACCGTGGGCTCCGTCTTCACGATGGATGCGAATGGCGCCATTGTATTCGCCGGTACCGCCTTGCCGGTCTATCCAACCGCCAATGCCTCAGGCTCCATTATCTTCGCTGGTACCTGTAGCGGCGGCCAGATCTCAGGTGGAACGGTCAACGGCAGTGCCAGTGGCGCCATTGTCATGCTGGGCACAGCAGCAGGTGTTTCAGCCAATGTGGTGCAGGGTGCGATTATCTTCTCCGGCATTGCCTCCGGCTTCGCTATCGACAATGCCGTACACGTTTCACGGATCAGATTCACTGCGATTGAGCCACGCATGAAGTTCAAGGTCATCCGATGAATCTGGTCATTAACGAAGGCAGCAGCTTCAAGTTGCAGACAGACTTCTTTGGCCTGGTCGGTATGGCTCGCGTTCCCCTCGCCCCGAATAGCGTTCGCTATCGAATCAAGGACATCGATAACAATCGCCTGGTCAGGGACTGGACCGCTATCGCCACCGGAACTTCAATCACCATTACGATTGCAGCCGATGACAACGACATCTGGGACAAGAGCACCCGAAATCGCGTGAGACGCCAGAACATGAGCATTGTCGTGCAAGCAGATCCAGGCCAGGACTTCGAATATGACGACGAATTCCTGTATCAAATCCGCAACCTGCGCGGATTTGAATCATAAAGAAAAACAAAACATTGGAATTGAACTCAATGGCTGGCGCACCTGAAGGCAACAAGAACGGAGCAAAGAAGAATCGGCTCCTGACTGATGCGCTGCGTCGCGAGCTTGTGCAGAACCCGGAAGATGCATTAGCGATCACTAGAAAACTGATCGAATGCGCTAAGGCTGGAGAGCCTTGGGCACAGACGCTCATTCATGATCGCTGTGATGGCAAGGTTCCACAGCCAATTGTTGGGGATGATGAAGAGCCACCAATCCAGATTCAGAAGATAGAGAGGGAAATTGTCCGCAAGAACACTTCAGCTACCGACAGCTGAGGTATTCGAGCCCTTACTCGCTCATGCTCGCTACAAGGGAGCGCATGGCGGACGAGGCAGTGGTAAGAGCCATTTCTACGCCGAACTCCTGATTGAGGATTGCCTTGCCGAGCCTGGCAATAGCAATGGGGAGGGAATGCGGGCTGTCTGTCTGCGTGAAGTGCAGAAAGATCTGGCGCAGTCTTCCAAGCTGCTGCTGGAGACAAAGCTCAGGCAGCATGGCATTGGCGAGGCAGATGGCTTCAAAGCCTTCCGGGATGTAATCCGAACGCCCGGCGATGGAATCATCATCTTCAAGGGGATGAACGATTACACCGCCGAATCGATCAAGTCCCTAGAAGGCTTCAAGCGCGGCTGGTGGGAGGAAGCCCAGACGGCAACAGCGCATTCGCTGAATCTCTATCGCCCGACCATCCGTGCTGATGGATCGGAGAAATGGTTCAGCTGGAACCCTCGCCGTAAGGTCGATCCGATCGATGTGATGTTGCGCGGGGAGTTGCGTCCTACAGGCGCGGTCGTTGTTCGAGCTAACTGGAAAGACAATCCCTGGTTCACCGGGGAGCTGGAGCATGAGCGTCAGGACTGCCTGCGGATGCAGCCTGAGCAGTACGACCATATCTGGGATGGTGGCTACGTCACGATCATTGAGGGCGCCTACTACGCGGCCTGTCTCAACGCAGCACGTATAGCCAACCGCATTGGGCGTGTCTCAGCCGATCCGCTGATGACGACTCGCCTGTTCTTCGACATTGGCGGAACGGGAGCTAGAGCTGATGCCGTAGCCATCTGGGCCGCGCAGTTCGTTGGTAAGTCGATTCTCGCGCTGAACTATTACGAAGCCGTAGGACAGCCGCTCGCAACGCATCTCACCTGGATGCGCGAGCAAGGCTATCTGCCGAAGCAAGCGCAGGTATGGCTACCACATGACGGCGAGACTAACGACAAGGTCTATGACGTGTCGTACGAGTCGGCCATTAAAGCAGCCGGCTACGACGTGACGGTTGTCCCTAATCAAGGCAAGGGCGCTGCAAAGTCCCGCATCGAAGCAGGCCGGCGTTATTTCCCGTCCATCTGGTTCAACCAGGAAACCACTCAAGGCGGCTTGGATGCGCTCGGCTGGTATCACGAGAAGAAAGACCCAGAACGCGGCATTGGCCTGGGACCAGAGCATGACTGGTCAAGTCATGGCTCCGATGCGTTCGGACTGATGGCCGTAGCTGCCGAGCAGATCTTCAGCGAGAGCACCAAAGTTCCTAGCGATCCTTACAGAGCATTCAGACGACATGGCTAAGGCGGACAAGAAAGCAGCTAGCAAGAAAGAGCTGCTAATCAAAGCCCGTAAGCGCGCCAAGGTCATGATGGAAGCGGATCGCGAGAACCGAAAGCTCGGCATTGCCGATATGAAGTTCCTGCGGGTTCCGGGAGAGCAAGCCGATCCCATCGTCAAGAATGAGCGCGGCGACGACCGGCCGATGTATGAGTTCAATAAGCTCAACGTCTCGGCGAAGTCGATCATCAATCAAATGCGTGAGAACCGCCCAATGGGTAAGGTTCGCGCAGCTGAAGATAGCGATGTAAAGACGGCCGATATCATGGAAGGGCTGATTCGCAACATCATTGCGAATGCGGACTTCGATACGGTCACCGACTATGCCGCGGAGTATCAGGTCGGTGCTGGATTGGGTGCCTGGCGTGTCACGCTCAAATGGGCTGAGGACTCATTCAATCAGGTCATCGATATTGACCCACTGCTGAATCCGTTCTGCCTCTATGCCGATCCGGCCTGTAAGGACCTGCTGAAGCGCGATGCCGATGATTGGTGGTACACGGACCGCATCAGCAAAAGCTCTTACGAAGCGCGCTGGCCCGATGCCGATGTCGTCAATCTCACCGATTACGACTTCGATGATGCGGACATGCACTGGGAGGACGAGGACCAGGTTCGCATTGGTGAGTATTGGTACAAGGAGCCCTACGACAGGAAGTTGCGGTTGCTCTCGGATGGTTCAGTCATCCCTGAGTACGACGATGAGGGAAAGCCGATAACGCCTCCCGAGGGCGTGACCGTTCGCAAAGAGCGTATGCAGCGCTGCTACAAGATCTGGATGTGCATTGTCTCAGGCAGTGCCATCCTCGAAGGCCCGGTCGAATGGGCTGGCTCACAGCATCCTTGGGTCATGGTCTACGGCGATTACGTCGTGATCGATGGCAAGGTGTATTGGAATGGCATTACGCGTCCGGGCAAGGATGCTCAGCGCGCCTACAACACCTCGCGTACCGCGGCGATTGAGACTGTCGCGCTAGCGCCTCAGGATAAGCCCTGGATGACGCCGAAGCAGGTCGCGGGCCTGGAGGGATTGCTGGCCGAATCGCACAAGAAGAACTATCCCTTCAATCTGTACAACCCTGATCCCATTTCGCCTGGTCCGCCGGTGCGCATGGGCGGTCCGAATATTCCTGCTGCGCTCGTGCAAGAGATGCAGATTGCCTCGGATGACATCAAGGCGGTCACAGGCGTGTATGACGCCTCCCTCGGCGCGAAGGGGAATGAGACTTCCGGGAAGGCGATCAATGCCCGCAAGCAGCAGGGCGAGATCGCGAACTTCAACTTCCAGGACAACATGGGGAAGGGCGTCAAGCGCACCTGGGAGATTCTGGTCGATCTCGTCCCGAAGGTCATCGATACCGAACAGGCAGTGCGAATCCTGGGGGCGGATGGCAAGGAGAGTTACGAGACGGTCAATAAGAAAGATCCCATTACCGGGGAGATGATCAACGACCTCGGTAAGGGTCGCTTCGACACGGCGATTACCGTCGGACCGTCCTATGCAACGCGTCGCATGGAGGCTGCAGAAGCCTATACGCAGATGGCCGGCACAGATGAAGGCCTGATGATGTCGGCAGGCGATCTCGTCTACAAGGCGATGGACTTGCCCTACGCGCAGGAGATTGCCGAACGCAGGCAGGCGCTGCTGCCGCCTCCGATTCAGCAGCTCATCACGCAGGGAAAGAACCTGCCGCCTGAAGTCACGATGGCCATGGCGCAGGTCCAGCAAGCGCAGCAGCAGGTCATGCAGCACGGTCAGCTGGTCCAAGCCGCACAGCAAGAGCTTCAGCAGGAGATGGCGAAGGCGGGGAGCGACAAGGCTGCCGCCCAACTCGCATCGGCAAATCTGAAGACCCAGGAAGCTGAGTTCTCCATCAAGCAGGCCGAGTTGAATCAGGCAATGGCCGAACTCGCCAATCAGCAGAAATTGCTACAGGCATTCGAGACCAACTCCATCCTGCGTATCCAGCTAGCTGAAGAGAAGGCGAGTAACAAGCTCGTTTCTCAGGCGCATCAGCAGGACCTGCAGACGATGCAGACCGAGCATGCCATCGAAGGCCATGCTCGAGATGTGCAGGATCAGGCGAAGGATGCGACCCACAATCTCGATGCGAAGTCGGTAGATATTCAGATCCAGGCCAAGGACGCACAACACGGCCTGGAGAAACAGGAGAGCGAGAATGCCATGCAGAACATGACAGCCGCTCATAAGCAGGATTTGAAAGCGGCCAAGCGGCCGAATGGAAAGCAGTCATGACCATAGGATTGGACATCAATGGACTAGTGGTTGATCTAGCCCCCACGACAGCAGCGCCGATGAGTTTGATCGACATCGATCTGGGCACGTCGGCACATTCCGGCCGTTTCACCATTCAGGGGGCGAATTTCGATCCGAGCAAGCGCGTCGTAATCAATCCGGCACCCGCTCCTTATTCCGGCAAGGGCTCGCTCACCGATGAAGCTGAGATGGATGCCATTACCGTGCTGGGATCGGTCCTAGATGCCACGCATCTTGAGTGTTTCTGGCACGCGATACCGGGTCCGGTTCGCGGCCACTTCAATTTCCAGTATCGGCTGGCTAATCCATAGGCAGGGAACGTCATGGCTATTATCGAAGATCCAATCACTAATGCGAAGCTGAGCATAAGCGCAGCCGGTGAAGCGCAGGTCAATTTGCCTGCGCTCGCAACTTCAGCGGGCTTTGCCAAGCTGCTGGATTCGCTCGGCCGTGAGATCAACACGACCGAGAACGGCGCGCTGAATACCTCGACCGATTCGCTGCTGTTCTATGAGCAGGTGGACGGTGCGGCGATTGACCTGCGCAAGTGGAATCAGTCCACCAGCGGCATGACGATCTCGCAGACGAGCGGGTTTCAAACGCTCAATGCCGCTGCTGCTGTCACGGCCGGAGCCTATGCGATCCTCTCCAGCATCCAGTACGTGCCGCTCTATGGACATCTGCCGGCGCGCATCACATTCAACAATCGCACGCCCGTCATCGCGCAGGCGAATCTCACCATTGAGTTCGGCATTGGCCTGGTCGCTACGAATGCGGCGCCGACTGATGGCTGTTTCTTCCGCTGGAGCCCGAACGGCAATTTCTACTGTGTCATCAACAACGGTGGCGTGGAGACGCTCTCCGCTCCCCTGACGCCGATCGATACGGCGGAGGCAGAGATCTTCGACATCGTGGTCGTCGAGGATCTGGTGCAGTTCCAGATCGGTGACGTGATTGTCGCTGAGATCCCGGTTCCGCCCGGCCAAGCGTATCCGACCGCATCAGGGCGCCTGCCCATCTTCACGCGCGTCTACAATTCCGGCTCGGCACCCGCAGTGGCCCCGCAGCTGCTCATCGGCCAGATCGTGGTCGTGCAGGAAGCGCTCAATCAGACGCGTGAATGGCGCGAATGTCTGTCGATCCTCGGTGCGGGCGCGTATCAGTCTCCGGTCACGCCATTCGCGCAGACGGCGAACCATGCAAACAGCACCTCGCCGACCTCGGCGACACTGTCCAACACCGCAGCCGGCTACACGACGCTCGGCGGTCGCTATCAGTTCGCTGCCGTGGCGAGTGCCGCGACCGATTTTGCGCTGTTTGCTTATCAGGTACCTTCTGGCTATCGACTTGTGGTGACCGGCGTAACCATCAGCTGCGCCACCACAGGCGCTATTGGCTCTGCGGCAACGCCGACGCTGCTGGACTGGGGCCTGGGTATCAACTCCAGCGCCGTATCGCTCGCGACCGCAGATGGCGCCGGTACGTGGGCGCCGCGTCGCATTCCCCTCGGCGTGCAAGCCTTCGCACTCACCGCCGCCATTGCCCAGCTCGCGAACGACATCGTACGCACCTTCGATCCACCGCTCGTGGTCGACTCGCTACGCTTTCTTCACACCATCGTGCAAGTGCCGCTGGGGGCTGCGACAGCCTCGCAGATCTTCCGCGGCAACGTCTTCATCCAGGGTTACTTCGAGTAGCCATTTAGACAGATTTTGACTTGAAGGCTCGCTTCGGCGGGCCTTTTTCGTTTCCGACACCGGGCGGTTTCCCGGTGCATTACCCGCGAGATGCGCATGACCGATACGACTGAACAGGTTGTAGAACAACCTGCGCCCGATGCAAACGCAACCCCGGTTGTGTCCCCGGAACCATCACCCGGCGCTGACGATACCAGCGACAAGTCTGCAAAGCCCAACGGCGCGCAGAAGCGAATCGACGAACTGACATGGCACAGGCGAAATCTAGAACGTGATCGGGATTACTGGCGCGAAATAGCTCTCAGGCAGCCTGAAGCTAAAGCTCCAGAACCGACTGCGGTCAAAAAGCTCGCTGATTTCGATTTCGACGAGGATAAGTTTGCCGCTTATGTGGCCGACGTTGCTGCCGAGAAGGCCGCAGCGAAGATCGCCGAGCGGCAATCCAAAGAGCAGAGAGAGACTTCCCGCAAGGACAATCAGAGCAAGTTCCGCGCAAGCGAAGCGAAGCTCCGGGAAGAAGTCGAGGACTACGAGGACGTCGCCTATACGGCGCCTATTCACGACCACGTAGCCGAATTGGTCATGGCCATGGATGAAGGCCCGCGCATTGCGTACTACCTGGGTAAGAACCCAGAAACTGCAGCGCGCCTCTCTGCTCTACCCCCCCTCGACGCCGCTAAGGAATTGGGGCGAATCGATGCCCGGCTTGCGTTCGAGCGTGAGCAAGCCAAAGCCCAACGGCCTGTCAGCAGAGCCCCGCCACCGCCTCCGAAGATCGAAGCCACCGAGCCTGCGGTCGATAAAGACCCCGGCACGATGAGCGATGCGGAGTTTGCGAAATGGCGGCGACGACAGATCGCACAACGCAGGTAATTTCACATGAGTAACCAAGTCGTCACCATTGATATGGTGGCACGGGAGTCTTTGCGCATCGCGCACGAAAAGCTCTCTTACATCGGCACGATTAACCGCGACTACGACGATTCTTACGCCAAGGTTGGCGCGAAGATCGGCGATACGTTGCGGGTCAGAAACCCCAACCAGTACGTTCGTCGCCAGGGATCGCGGGTGATGGCCGTTCAGGACCAGAACGAGACTACGCAGAGCATTACGGTCGCCACGCAGGACGGCGTGGACATGAAGTTCAACTCGGCAGAACTGGCTCTGTCGATCGATGAATTCAGTCGGCGCTATATCGATCCGGCAGTATCGGTGCTGGTCGCTGGTATCGAGGGCGATACGCTCACCGCTCATACCAAGCTGCTGTATCAGACGGTCGGCACGGCGGGAACGGTGGTGGGTGCTTCTGGCGATATCTCAGCCATCACCAATGCACGCGCCAAGCTCAATCAGCAGTTGGCTCCCAAGGACAGCAATCGAGCGGTGCAGTTCGATTCCGTGACCATGGGTTCAGTGGTGAATGGCCTGAAAGCATTGTTCCAGGATGCAACGCAGGTCAAAGAAGCGTTCCGCGAAGGCTTCTACTCGCGCAATGCCATGGCGGACTGGTACGAAAACGAGAAGACCTGGACGCTGTCGAACGGCTCGGACGTGACGGGAACGCTGGATGCAGCGGCCCTGGTCACGGATGGCGGTTCGATCATGGACATGCACACGACCGTTGCGGTTGCGGTGCAGGCCCTGGGCATGGTCTTTACGGTGGCTGGCGTCTATGACTGCCACCCCGAGACCAAGCAGGCGTATGCGCATCTCAAGCAGTTCACCATCACCGGCATCGGCACCTCCACCACCACCGTCTCGCCGCCGACTTACCTGACGGGCGCGAAGAAGAATGTCTGCAGCTCCACTGGATCTGATCTCGCTACGACCTTCTTCAACAGCGCCACTCTGACGTTCTGGGGTTTGGCCTCGACGACCTATCGTCAGAACATCATGTACCACAAAGACTTCGCGACCTTCGTCACGGCGGACTTGCCGCTGATGGACGATGCCGCCAAGTGCGTGCGCCGGGTACAGGACGGCTTGAGCCTGCGGGTATGGCAGGGCTCTGACATCCGCAACGATGAATTGCTGATGCGTCTCGACATTCTTTACGGAAGCAAGGTCCTGCGGCCCGAGTGGGCTGTGCGGATCAGCAACTAAGCGGAGTACACAACATGACTATCGCAGTTTCACGCGAGGCCGTCTCGTATGGGAGTCCTGATGGTGCATTGCTGCTCGGTGCAGCACGTCAGGTCATCTCCGGAGTCGGCGCAACTCGTACCCTGCTTACCAAGGAGTCGGGCGCTCTGTGCCTGTTCGATGCGGCAACCGGGGCCATTTTTACCTTGCCGGCGCCAACGGCCAATAACATCGGAATCTACTACGACTTCCTTGTTACGGTCAGCGTCACCAGCAATGCGCACAAGGTCATCACTGATGCGGCTACCACGTTCATTGTGGGCGCTGTGACCATGGTGACCATTGCCACTGCCTCCCCGGCGGGCTTCTCCGCGAATGGCACGACCATTCGGGCGCTCTCTGCGGCAGGTACCACCACCGGTGGATTGATCGGCGAGACCTATCGTCTGCAGCTTCTCAATACCACTCAGTGGGGCATTTCCGGTGTGTGCGTGGGTTCGGGCACCATCGTTACGCCATTCGCTACTTCGTAACCCCATTGGCGGGGACTGCAGACCCGCCTTTCTCCTGGATGTAATGTGAACAACCTCGATCTGATTACCGATGCCTTGCGTGAGCTGGGTGTCTTGGATCGTTATCGCTCACCGGTTCCCGAAGATGCCTCGCTCGCTTTGCGCAAACTCAATGCGCTCATGTCGAACATGGAGGGCGATGGTATCGACCTGGGATATTTCCCGCAGACCGATGTCAACGATGAATTGCCGCTTGACGATGATGCAGCAGCAGCGGTGCTCCCGATCTTCGCCATCGCATTGAAGATCAATTTTCCGAGTGCGCAGATTCCCCCGGAACTCTCTGCGTGGGCTGGCTCGAATATGCAACGCTTGCTGAGAAATGCGGTGCTACTGAATGCGCAAGAGGCCAGCATGAGTAATCTACCGCGCGGTGAAGGCCAGGGTTGGCGCGGCAATATCCTGACCGGCGAATGAAACTTCCGCTTCCCTTCGCCACCTACGAACTCGATGCCACGCAGGCCAGCCCTAAGCGACTGGTGAACTGTGCGATTGAGGCGGTACCGGATGGCAAGGGCCCTGATCTACTACGCCGTACCGAAGGCATCAAGTCCTGGGGCACGGTGGGGACTCTAGGGCGTGGCCTACACGTGCATCTTGCTACGGGCCAACTCTATGCAGTCTCTGGCAACAGCCTCTATAGCGTAAATCCTAGTGGTACCGGCACTGCGTTAGGAACGATCCCCGGAACCGGACTATGTTCGATTGACAGCAACATCGATACGGTTGTCGTGATCGCCGAGCCTGATGGCTATTACTACAACGGCACCTTCGGGCAGATTACTGATCCGGACTTTACAGAGCGTGGCGCATCTCAGGTCGTCTTCCTCGGCAACTGGATGATCTACCTCGAACCCAATTCAGGCCGTGAATTCGGCGCAGACTTCGGTACAGCGGTCAATTTCGATGCGCTCAACTTCGCCACAGCCGAAGGAGTGCCGGATAACACGCAGCAGTTGCTATCCGACAAACAGCAACTAGTGCAGTTCGGCTCTGCCAGTGTGGAGATTGCCTACAATTCAGGCCGAGCCGGCTACCCCTTTGAGCGCATTCCCTCTGGGGGTGATTTCAGCCTGGGCACAGCAGCAGCGCGTTCTGGTGCGCTCGCCGACAATACCTTCATCTGGCTCGCAAGCGATCTGACCGTCAGGGCCTTGCGGGGCGTCACGCCGCAACGCATTTCAACCCATGCGATAGAGCAACAGATTCTCGGCCTGAGCCGAAAGGATGATGCTATTGGACTTTCTTTTACTATCACTGGGCACATCTTCTATGTGCTCACGTTCCCTGCCGACCGCCGATCCTTCGTCTATGACATCACGACGCAGCAATGGCATGAGCGCGAAAGCTGGCTCAAAGGCCGCTGGCGCCCGGTGTCGTATGCGTTCGCATATGGTAAGCATTTGGTGCAGGACTTCGAGACAGGCCGGATTGGCGAACTAGATCCGAAGACGAAGTCCGAATGGGGCGATCCCCAGCTGATGCAGTGGACCTATCCGACCACCTATGCGGAAGGCGCTGAAATGATCATTGATCGCCTGGAGATCATGGGCGAGAAGGGCGTGGGGCTGATCACCGGACAGGGTTCGCAAGCCGAAGTCACATTGGAAGTATCCGATGACGGCGGTAAGACTTGGTTCATCTACCCGCAGCGGGACTTCGGCCGCATGGGCGAATACAAGGCGAGAACGTACTGGGACGGATTGGGATCGGCACGCGAATGGACACCGCGCTGTACCGTCTCTGATCCGATGACGACGGTGATCACAGATACGCAGCTCTATGCTCGCGGTGGTCGAGCATGAGGACCGTCAAGCTCACGCAGATCAGGCTACCCGACAAGTACGCTGATCTTCAGCCTATCTTCAGCGATATCTTCACCAAGATCCTTGCGCAGTTCGACCTTAGGAGCGAGGACACGGAGTTCGCCAGTGGCATCAAGTATGACGGCACCGATGTAGTGCTAGGTAATGATGCGGTTCCCGTGGGCCGCACGGGTGGGATTCCCTCGATTGTGCAGCGCTTGACCGATGGCGGACGCGCTACCGATCAGCGATTACTGCCCATGGTCAACTTCGGGAATATCTCCAGCGTGCAGAGCGCTGACCCGATTTCGGCCACAGCCGGTGCGATGAGTTCCGATCTCACCATTGCGGCGCACACGCTGCACACCGACTTCGGGAACATTGCCTACAACTCCGGATCGATCCTCGGGCTTGCACTCAACACACGGTTTTACGTGTACGTGGATGATCCCGACAACTTGGGCGGGGCTGTCACCTATGTTGCCAGTTCATCCAAGCCAACGGTCCCAGCCAATACTGGTCGTTACCTGGTCGGCTCCATTGTCACGCCAGTATCCGCTAGCACCTCGAATATCTCAGCGGCGACGAGCGCAAACCCCATTCATTTCACGACCACAGCCGCGCATGGCTGGAGTACGGCGAACATCATTGACTTCGCTTCTCTGCCTGGTGACTTCGCTGCGCTTAACACCGGAACCTATCCCATCATCGTGATCGATAGCGATGAGTTCACCGTGGCGGTGGATGGATCGACATTTGCCGCCTACACCGCCGGAGGAACCGCTACGCGAGTCGTTCCGGATGAGTTCCCCGACTATGGCGGTGGTGGCGGCGGCTCGCTTCCATGACCGTTACCGTGCGGCGTGTGCCATTCAACGATGAGCACATGGATCAGAAGTTCCTGGTGCTGGAAGGATCTATCGAAGGTCTGCCTCAGCTCACCAAGCGCGTCACCATCAACACCTCGGCATTGGCCGATGGAACCATCGCCTTGGCTGATGCAAAGGCGAAGCTGATCGCAGATGTTGATGAGTACCACGCGCGTTGGCTCGCGGTCGAACAGGCACTGACCGAGCTGTGATCACAGTGCTAGATGATTTCTGTCCGCGTCTTGATGAGGTGCGGGAAAGCGCCCTTGCGAGTGGATTCGGCACATGGAAACCCAGTAAGGGCGAAGTCGGATCTTCAATATATGAGGGGATGAATTTCTGGGGAAAGCATTCTCTGATGCTAGCTGCTCTGACGAATGTATTCGGTCGGCCCGTCTTCCCTAACAACATGTTCTTTCGCGTGACAAACGCAGATACCGAAGCCGCTTATGTTCATAGCGATAGGGAAGCCGGCGACATCACTTGCATCGCATATCTGTCCGATCATGCAGAAGTGTCTGGAACTGGGTTCTACCGTCATCGTGCGACTGGCATGACGCAGATGCCGTCATTCGCAGAGATGGCTCAGAACCAGGCCGCATTCGACAAACTTAAGCGAGAGATGGTCGCAGGCTCGGAGGAGCACTGGGAGCAATTGGACTTCGTGCGCGGGATCTACAATCGTGCCGTGATCTTCGATGCGCCTCGCTTTCATGCTCGCAGCCCGCGTCATGGGTTTTCAGATTCCGC